GCAGTTCCTTCTGTCGCTGTATAGGCTGGCCAGGAAACAATTGAAACTTCGTGGATGTTTACACGCTTCAAAACTCTTTCATTGGAACTAATCCAACTATCGCCACCTTGAGCAACTCTAAATCCGAAACTGAAGGCGTTTACATCTCCACGCTTGATCAGGGTTGCCGCATCTCTCCCGGCTTGAGTATCTGGAAGTGAAGCTTCAATAAGAAGCCCTGTAGCATCTTCAGTTACTGTTAGAGTTCCTGCTCTAGTGCTTCCTAGAACAGTTCCAGTTTCATGATTCCAAAGAAGTTTGATATCGTTTCTAGACTTTAGAGAATCTCTAAATGCACCCGGTTCAATAGTTTCAGTAAAAGGAAGTGGTTCAGATGGAGAATTGAAAACAGCCGCATAGCCACGAAGGGTCATGCCATCACCTTCAGACCTAATCTCCAGATCTCTAATGGTCTGTCTTCTCTCAATACCCTTAGCCACTCTTTCACCACGCTTCGCAAATTCGGCTACAGTTTCAGGTTCAACAAATCTAACTGCATCTTCTTCAACTACATCTTCAGAAATAAGTTCAGGTTGAACAGAAGTATCAGATTCTTCAACAAGATCAGAAAGATGTGAAACAGTTTCAACAAGTTTGCCTACAAGTTCCAAAACATCCCCCTTCAATTCTTCAAGTTCTGCCATAAGCATTTCTTTATTCATAGGAACATCTTCTCCCTGCATTTCTTCCAACTGTCTAACTCCATCTGTAGAAGGTAAATTATCTGGCGAATAAACTTTTTCAACCCCAGCATCTTTATAGGCTTGTCTAGCTTCAGCGTTATTCTCAATCACATAAACCACATCCAAACCTTCTGCTAGCAACCTTGAAGCAACATCACCCTTATAGGTAACGCTTTTATTCTGATTATCTGGTTGCATAATCAATTCTGAATAATCTACCCCAAGTTTATCTAACAAATCTGTAGTAGCCATGCGATTTGATTCATGCCTACCAGTAACAACAACTAAATCTACATTTTGAGATTTGATAAAAGAATAAACAGGTTGATTCAATTCGCCATAAAGTGAGAGAGTTTCGTCTAGATCACTAACCCCAATTTGTTTAGGCAAAGCCCTAACAGAAGATTCACTAGGCAGATTGTTCACCCAAGATTGCCCCGGATTTCCACCCCAGGCATCCCAGGCTACTCTGCCAGCCGAAGGAAAGCCTTCTTCACCAGCGTTGAAACCTGTAGCCTTCTTATCTACTTCATGTCTAGCAAAATAACTGATCATGCGATTGACTACATCAGCAGACAGATCTGCACCTGAAGCAAGTTGAGTTGCCCTTCTTCTACCTACAGAAGTGAAACCTGATCCAGCGTAACCTTCTTCAATCCATTTCAAAGCTCTTTTAGCCGCCAAAGCAACACCTTCAGGGGGAGAATAAGTTCCTGCACCAACTGCACGCTTGAATTCTCCACCAACAGGAATACCTTCAGCCAAACTTATTGCAACCATCTGATCTATAGCCTGTTGTTTAGTTTGATGTGTGCCTAAAACTTCGCCATCATCTTTTACAGTTTCCCAACCCGAAGGGCTTTTCTTCACAAAATAAGGCACTATTCGCCTGTTTCGTAACTGCCATCTGGAACAGTTGTAGGATTCTGAAGTTGAACTGTAGGCAAACCTGTGTGGCTAATCTTAGGAAGCCCAAGAACCTTTAGAACATCTTCAGGAACAAAACCAAGGGCAATAAGTTTCTGTGCCATGTCCACCTTAGTTTCTTCTTCAGTTAGAGAAGCCGCATTGATGTTCACATTTGCTAATGGAACTCTAAGAACATCTCCACCTTCAATGCCTTCCATGTTCTCTTTTCTGCGAACTTCATTTACAGAGAACACACCATTTTGAAGCATCTTAGAATAGCCTTCAATTCTTGTTGCATAATCTCCACGAAGCAGATCGTCTGTATTGAAAGATAAGAAAGCGAAATCAGGTAGAAGACTTGAGAAAGCATCTTCAAGTTTCGCTACCCATGGACGGATTGTGTGGCTTAAGAAGGCTATTTGCTTCTGCTCAATAGAATTGTAGCTTTGCCCACCATTGTTCAAACCGATCATGTCTGTTGGAACTCGGTATGCTCTAGCAATATCTTCCACAGCAAGCCTTCTTGAATCAAGCATCTGTGCCTGATCGTTAGCAATAGTTGTTGGCTTGAAACTTGCACCACCAGAAAGAATTCCTGTTTTGTGTGCTTTACGGAAACTCTTATGCTGTCTATCAAAACTTCTGGCTAGGTTCTCTGCCTGTTCAGCGGTAAGGGTTCCTGGAACTTCTATGACCCCTTGGGTTAGTGTGCCTTGACCGAAGAAGCGTGCCGCAAAACCTTCCAAAGAAATTGCTAAACCAATGTTTTCTTTCAAAGTATCAATTGGAGATCTAGCTCTAAGATCACCAGCAACAAGGATTGAACCGCAAATGTGAAGAACTTCATCTGTAGTCAAAGTCTTATTTGCTTCACCTGTGTAAGTAAAAAGTTTTTGTCCTAAAGAATTTCTGCTAACTGTTACAGCCAAAGGGTTCAATACCATCATGTTTAGAATCTCGCCTTTATCATCTCTAAAGATTCTTACAAAGGCGTTTCCATCAGTAAGCAAGCTAATCAAAGTTTGTTGCCAGAAGGCTACCGAAGGAATCATTACATCTGGTTTGATAACCCAGGCTGGGCGTGGTCTATAAGGAACAGCGATACCATCTTTACGAATCAAAGTATCTACAGGCAAAGAAGAAATAGTATCTGAAATCAGAGATACACAAGCCCAAATAGCATTGACCTGCAAAGAAGTGTTGTAATCAACAAAGGCCGCAGATTGAGTTTCATAAGAAGTGAGATCACCTGCACCCCAGATTGATTGAAAACTTACAGCCCTAGATTCACCAGAAAGATTTCTTAGCATTACTTGCCACCCTTATCTAAAGCCAAACCAAACAAAAGAATTCCAACCCCAGCCACTACTAAACCAGCCGGGAGAAAGATAATTGAAACACCAACAGAAATAACTGCGATACCTGAAGCTTGTAAAATTGTCGCTAACAAATTCATCCTTAGAACACAAAAAATTCTGGAATTGGATCCGCTTCTAGTTTAGTGCTTGCTCTATCATATGCGATCACGAAAGCGACAGCCGCATCTATCTTTCTAGCACTACTGCGAGATTCTTTCACAATCCTTGCACCCATAGCATCAATCTTCAACATACAGTTATCCAAATGCCTTGCAAGCAAAGGATTCCCATCATGAGTAAGCGTAGATTCAGTAACAGCATCAAATACTTTCTGGCAAGCCGGGATCATTCTTCTTGGGCTGGTAGAAGGGAATTCCACAATTGGCAAACCCAAATCCTGAAGAACAGCCATAGATCTCTGCCATCTGAAAGGGTCAAAGGCAATTTCTTTTACAAACCTGTATTTCTGGCAAAACATCTTTATAGTTTCTTCAACTTCTAAAGTATCAACACGCCATTCAGCGTTATCTGTAGGTTGCTTCTCCCAAGCCTTCACCAAAAAAACATGGGGCTTTTCTTCTTTATTCTTCGGAATAGTAACCCCAACAATTGCTGTTGTATCTCCAGAGAAAGACCCATCCACACCCAAAATGATTTCATCATCAAGCGAGATTTCCTTCTCCATTCTTAGGGTCTGCCAAGACCCGGCAGGAAGCCAAGCATTCTGTGAGCTAACCCATTGATTACAACGCTTAGTTCTAAACTCTGCTTCAGGGGTTCTTTTAACCATAGAAGCAAAATCATCCTTAGAGTTCAAATCACCATAACCTGGATTAGCGGCAATCCAAGTTGATTCTTCTCTATGATCTGCATCCAAAGGTGCTTCCCACCAAGCCATGTAAAAACTAGGATCATCTATTTCACCCGAAGCAACCTTCTGCCCATACTGATACAACTGATAAGCAGTTGAATCTTGCCCTGTGGAATCAGACTTCACGCCACAAGTAGTTGTAGCAAGCATCATGGGTTGTCTTCTAGAAGCCATAGACAGTTGCATAACATCCCACATCTTACGATCTTGCAAAGCATGAACTTCATCAAAGATAACTGCCGAAGCGTTCAAACCTTCCTTGGAATAACTCTCGGAAGAAAGCACACGCCAAACCGAACCAGTTTCAGGAACTTCAATAACATCCCGATAGATGTTACACATAGAAGCAAGTTCAGGTTCTCTCTCAATAATTTTTCGGGCATCTCCGAAAGTAATTCGTGCCTGTTCCTTTTCAGCCGCACAAGAATAAACTTCACCCCCTTCATCACCATTGAAAAGAAACCACAGCCCAAGCCCGGTCATTAGTGCAGACTTTCCGTTTTTACGAGCTTTGCCCCAGAGTGCTGTTCTTTTAGCGAACAAACCATTTTCATCTAAAACTAAAGTTTCAGTAAGCAACTGTTCTTGCCAAGGTCTAAGCCTGATCGGTTCACCTGCACTACCAGCAATAGAATCCTTAGTTAGCGTTACAAAGGTGTTTATAAAATCAATCGCATCTGCACCCTTAGAACCATACTGAAGATCTGTCGGAGTTAGCCAAGCAGGTGGCCAGGAACTATTTACTTTCTCCATTAGCCCTTGCTTCTTGCCTTCGTTTCAATGCTTCCATTTTACTAATCGCCTTTACTTCAGCAACGCCCAACCTAGATCTATCTGCCGGGGTAAAACCCAGAAGGCTAAGGTTACTAATAATCCTTGAATCAAGTTCTCGCAAAGCTCTGCGTTCACGCCAATCATTTTCAGCCAGAACTTTCATCCGAAGATCATGGCGTTCATCCACAAGCTCACAAGTCATAAGCAAAATCTCTGAATCAGTATTAGGGCTAATCCAACTCAAACCCGAACCCCAAACCTTATTCCAAAAATCAAGACCATGTTTTAGAAGTGGTCTATCAGGTTTAGGAATTGAAGCAATAGGTTCAAGCAGTTGGATTGTAGAAGAATCAGGTAAAGCCCTTTTCCCTGGGTTGCCTAACTTCCTTTTAACTTCAACAGGCTTAGTTGGTCTTCCAGCGGGCATCAGATTTTTTCTAAGCAAATTGAAATGTTCATAGGTCAAGCCTATTTCAAAAAACCAATAATTTTGCGAATACCTGCGAAAAAGTTTCGGGGTTTCCTAGAAAGCAAACTTGAAAAGAAAAATGCCCCACCCCCATCAAGACCCGGGGTATAGGGCTACATCCCTTTGTTTATAAGGGTTCTAGGTTTGGTTGGATTATTTATAAAGGCTGGTTGCCACGCCTTGAGTTGCAAGAAATGTGTGCCGGGAGAAGTGGAGAATTAGCATCACCTGGGATTAGGTGATCAGCAGAGATTTGTTTCCGATCTGTGAAGGCTAGGCCGCATAGGTGGCAATGAGTAGCCACCCCCCTTATGACTTCTCTTTTCTTTTTGTATTCCTTGTTGTAATACGCCCCTTTCTTTCTTTCATGAGCTACACAGTAACTGCCCCCTGTTGTTAGTTGATTGCAGGTTAGGCATGGCTTAGGGAATCTGCTCAATCTATTTCTTCTTCTAGTGGGTCATAGATGGCTTGGAATCCTAAAGCAACATCTGTGTTGGTAAGTATTGAACCATGTCCAGCATCTGGCATCTGTGGTCTATCTGAATGTCTGTGGGTTTTACGCCATGACTTTACTAAGGTGATTGCTTCACGATCATCTGTTTCAAACTCTGCACCACAGGAACAAACTTCTCTGATCATAGAAGCCTAATGAATCTGATTTGGCTGTTCTTGAAATCGCTTAGGGGTTGAATAACTGTTGTTTTGTAATACTGGTTAGCGTTCACGATCTGACCTTCACCAACATAGATTGCCGAATGATAGAAGCTTGTGCTTCCTTTGTATGCGAATACAACGATATCCCCAATCTTAGGTTTGCTTACACGCTTGCCTAAGTGTCCTTGCTTATCTGCTGAATGGGGGATAACTATCCCTAGTCTTTGGTAAGCGTATCTGACCAGCCCGGAACAATCCCATCCTTGAACTGTTGAACCTGAAAAGACATAGGCTGTTTTATTTGCCCTTGATTTGATGTAGGAGATAACTTTCTTTAGTTTGTGTTGATTGCTATTTGCAATTAGTTTTGCCCGAACATCTTCTTTCACTATTTGAGAAGGTATTACTTCGGCTTGAATCATTGAAGGGTTTCCTAAGTTTAGAGCTGCCACTAGAGAAACGATTACCGCTATTTTTGTTTTCATCTTGCATCCTTGCCCCATCCGCCACCATTGAAACGAATGGTTTGAATTCCGAATCTTCTAACCATATCTAATTCGCATAACCCACAATAAGGAACTTTTACTTCTTCATTGAGATCAGCAATTATTTGTTTTGTTACTCCACAATTAGAACAGATGTAAAGATAGGTTGGCATCAGATTTTCCAAACTGTCCCGGTGAAGTCTTTATCTTTCTCTAAGACAAAGCAAACTAACCCTGGTTGGCTATCTTCACCTTGGCTTGTTCTCCACCAGTTACTTCCATTATCTAGTGTGGCCGCTTGAACCCAGAACCTTGATGTTCCACGAACAGTTGAACCTAGCTCTAACACTCTTAGATGGTGAAAATGCCCTGAAACGCCTATGGTGGCCGCATGAACAGGTTGCTTACCGAAGGCTTGCTTTCTCCACCAATCAGGAACTGCATCAGGTCTGCCAGATTGATGCCCATGCCACATACCTAAAATGTGGAACTGATCATCAAACACATCTAGGGCTAAAGATTCATCATGCTGGGCTGGTTCATAGAACTTGATGTCTAAGCCTACTTCTTTACTTAGCCGAGCTAATGTTCTTGCAATGTGGATTCCCCAATCATCTGTTACTTTGCCCACCCTTTGTTTGTTCACTCTGAACTGGCAATGATTGCTTCCAACGCTTAGATAAGTTATTGGGGCGTGCTTACTTAGCATCTTCAAAGTTTCCCAAGCTAAAGATGTAGCCAAATCCACTTGTTGCATCAAAGATAAATCGTTGGTATTTAGTTGATGTAGATCAGCGGCATTACCAAAGTTTTCTATCGTATCGCCTACATCACAGAAAATGATTTTCTCTGGTTTCTGTTCTTTTACTTTGGCAAGAAGTTTCACTTGAGTTTCAGCAACTCTATGAATCAATGCTTCA